TCTGTGAAAGTATTAGAATCTGAAGCTGCCTCTACTGCTGCTGCTATCTGTGCAGCCGTTATAGCTCCTGTATTACCGTTAACAGATAACACCTGATCTGTAGGTGTTAATAGTTCTGTGAAATCTGCCATTGTTCCAGCAGTTCCACTATTTCTTACATAAGATTTATTCTGATCTGTTCTAACTACAACATCACCTTCTTGGGTTGAACTTGTAAGAGCTACTTGTGCAGATTCATTTGCTGCTGTCTGTACAGTAGTTAGTGCTATCTGATCGACATTAAATGTGGTACCAGATAAACTTAAACCCGTTCCAGCAGTGTAAGTTGTGTCACTACTATTGGCATCTACATAAGCTTTGACTGATTGTTGGCTAGGAACTTTGGTAGCAGAATTACTAGCCATATTATCTTCATCAAGCAAATCAGAAGATATTGAATAGTTATTAGCTGAAGCTGCTATACCACTTAACTTACTTTTTTCAGCATCAGTAAAAGCATTTGTATCTGAATTGTTCTCGTAGGCAGTCTTAATCTCTGCATCAGTTTGATCAGCAGTGGCAGAAGCTTCTATTCCATCTAGTTTACTTTTATCACTGGCAGACATTGAACCAGCAGCAGATGTTGTAGCTGCGGAAATACTTATAGCTGGAGTTGCACCACCTGATGAACTTATTGGTGCGGAACCTGTAACTGAAGTCACCCCACCAGCAGAACCAGATGCAGCAGATGTTATCCTTCCCTGTGCATCAACTGTAATATTTGTATTCGTATAACTACCAGGAGTAACAGAAGTGTCCGCTAATTTAGCAGCCGTAACAACATCATCATCAATAGTAAAAGTTCCACCAGAATTACTTACAACAATATCTCCCTTGTTTCCATCAGAAATCGCTCCGTCTGCACCGTCATTCCCTGCTGGCCCCTGAATCCCTTGAATCCCTTGAATCCCTTGAATCCCCTGATCTCCAGTGTCACCTTTCTCACCTCTTGGAATACCAAAATTAAAGACAGCAGCACTTGACGATCCAGAGTTAGTAACAGTTGGACTTTGGTCAGAAGCAAGACTAGTTGCAGTTCCAGCCGTAATAGTTGCAGCAGCACCGTCAGATCCGTCATTCCCAGCAACACCTTGTATTCCCTGACTTCCAGTGGCTCCAGTATCTCCTTTCGGTATAGCAAAGTCTAATATTGCTGCTGTTGTAGTACCGCTATTAGTAACTGTCGCAGAAGAACCAGCGTTTCCTGTAGTTACTGTACCTATTGCTACTGTTGCAGAACCTTCGCCTTGTGGCCCCTGTAACCCTTGAGGTCCTTGAGGTCCAGGCACAGAAACAGTAACAACGCTTGTTTCGCCATTAACAGTGACAGTATTTTTTGTAGTGATTACATTTACAGAAGTCATGTGCTTGTATATCCTTCACTTACAAATATAGTACCCTCTAAATAATATTCTTTTTTACCCGACCCATCTATAAGTAAAACATCGTATTTTAAAACGCTTGGAGTAAATGTAGCAGTCTGCACATTCGTTAAAGAAATACTAACTGACCCTGCTGATCTATCTGTATAAGTTGTTGTAAAATCTGCGAATTTTGTGGTGCGTGTTTCTTCCCATACTTCAGCTTCTACCGTAAATCCTGTTAGATCTATCGCATTATTATTTCCGTCTTTGAATAATAAAGGGATCGTATGATCTGATCTTCGTTGAACAGTAAAGTTGTACGTTCCAGGTTGAATTGCCATTAACTTGCCTCAAGAGCAGCTACTTTAGCTTCTAATGTTTCTATTTTAGCAACTGACTCCTGTAATGCTTTCATTAAATAAACAACCATTCCAGATGGGTTAAACATATATTTACCTTCGTCATTCTGTGGATATGCCTCTGGAAAACTATCAGCAACTTCTTGTGCTATAAAACCTTTATCTTTCTGTGCAGTATCTTCTTGATGTAAATAATTAAATTTTTGTGGATTTAAATTTTTAAATAAATCCAAAGTATTTTCATTCCAATTTTCAAAATTCTTTTTTAATGTCCTATCAGAACTATTTGTATTAAAATTTGTAGTGCTGCCAGAACTTGTATTTATAGAGCCACAAAAATTATTATTTGAATTAAATGTTATGAAGTTACCTGTAGCATACGGATTTAAACGATTTAAAAACAGATTTGTATCCCAACCAATGTCATTTTTGACAAGAGCTAACCCATGAAATTTATTAGTAGTAGCATTTTGTTCTATATGAAAAGTAGCACCAGGATTTGTTAAGCCATTAGGTACTGAACTTGCATTAGAAACTAAAGCTCCATTTGAATCTATAAGCCATTGTGTATAAGAAGGAACATCTGATGTTGAGGAAGGAGTACCTCCTGTTTGAAATAAAATTTTACCATTTGATCCAGCTTGATTATTAATGACTAAACTACCGCCACTACTGGAAGTTGATCTATGATGTATTGTTGAATCTCCAGATGAACCAGCAGCCCTAAAAATTCTTAAGCCAAAATCTTGTCCAATAGTGGTTTGATCTGTTGAAAAATCAAGCATACCATTGACAGTACTTGTATTAGTATTTATTTGTATTTGAGCATCTTGATTTGTTCTAACGAAATCACATACTTGGCTACCACCGCTTGCAATTCCAAGGACATTTTGGTTTACTCTATAAAAACCAGTTTGACTATCTCCAAAGTTGATTGCAGGTGCAGATACACTTCCAGGAGAAGCTTGTAAAACACCTGTCATTTCACCACCTAATTTTGGTAGTAAACCTAAATTTTCTTCATCTAAATTACCTACTGTAAAAAATTGAGCAGGAGTTCCAGATGTCGAGTTAGGGTCAGCCTGATCTCCCCCACTTGATTTTCTTATTAATAATTTATTGGATGTATCATCAGCTAGAAATTCACAGGGTAAAATAGTGCCAGCATTAATTCTTTGTCCAAAATTATGTGTAGCAACGGCTTTTAATGCGTCCTGTATGTCTAATCTAACTATTTGACCAGAACTATTATCAATATTTAAATTAGGTTTTTGTGTCATTGCTAATCTTGTTTATCTAATATTACACTCCTTTACCATAACCGACTGCCTGAAAGGTAAAAGTCCTATTAACAAAACCATTATTATTTGTTTCATTTGGATTTTTTATGTTTATTGTAAATTCCGATCCAGATAAATTTGTAATAGTAAAGAAATCTCCTGCTTGAGCATTTTGTATCGTAATTCCAACAGAAGGAAGAAAAGCATTTGTACCTCCTAAAGTTGAAGTACCTGTAAAAAATGAATTAGCAAAAACTACGGTTTTAGGAGCAGGGTTACTACTTGAATTTAAATTATTTTGTGGACCTACTAATAAGTTACTTCCATCCTTGTACTTCTGTTCTGTCCTTGCTTCAAACAAAGCTTTTATAGCCAATTGTGCAATCTCAATATTATGTGTAGAAGTTTCAGACTCAACTGTCAATCTAAATTGAAATCCTCTGGCTTTAAAAGTTCCATTTACAAAAGTATTAAAACTTTTAGTTGAGAAATCACTATCAACGTATGAAGTACCGTTACTTGGAGCAAGATCTGTTGTGCGAACTTCAAGAGAAGCAGAAACATCATTTACCTGTGGTCCATCAAAGTTTCCACCAATAGCATAATTATCCCAGCCACCACCAGCAGGACCACCTAACTCTGGAGGGAGGTCTGGTATTAATTGATCAATATTATTTATAGCACCTTGAATTATTCCTTGGCTCTCAAGTAGTCTTTGTAGATTTAAAGAAAAAACACCATTTAGATCAATAATATTCGGGAAAATATAATCACCTTGCAAATTATTCGCTGGATTAGTCAGTTGCAATGTAGAGCTATTATTTGCAGTGATAACAGAAAGATTTGTTTTTGTTCCTGTAAAATTAGGATGTTGATTATCTACTAATATCTGTTGAGTATCTATTAAATCAGGTAAATCTAATATTACAGATGCCTCTCCTCTACTAAAGTTTCCTTGGTCATCACGAAACTTTAAAATATATTCACCTGGTTCACTTGCTACTTCTACTTCAGTTGTACTACCTGCAACGGCTGGTATTAAATCTTGAGAATTTTGAAATGTACCAGAACCATCTGTTTTGCTACTGTGTCTCACATATACCAATCCACCATGCAGAACATCTGGGTCAGTAGATCTTGTCCATCTTAATCTTACATTCTTATTAGTTAAAGGTTCCATCGTTAGATTTTCTACATTTGCAGGAGGTTCCGTTTTACCAAGAGCATTAAAACTATAAGTAGTTGGATTCGTAGATAGCTTTAAACCTGCATTAACAGAAAAAACTTTAAATTCATATAATCCTTTATCAGTATTTAAAAGTTCAAAGTCTGGTCTAAAGACTGTTTCACTAACCCAGTTTGTGTTTTCAAATCTATATTGGACAAGATATTGCGTAACACCTACAACAGGAACCCAAGTTAGTAATAATTTTGAGACAGCTAATTTATTAATTTCAACTATCATTTCTCTTTCAAACCCATTCTTATCTGTAACTTTTACATTCTGTGGTGGATCTTTTGGTGCATTAAATAATGAAATGTTCCTATCAGGTAAAGTTATACCTTGAGCATTATCTATGGCAGTATATTTTTCAGCCCTATAAGCCAAAGCTGTTATTGCAAAATTAACACCGTCTTGTTCTTCTACTGTTATAACTCTAAATGATTGTGCTGCTTCTCCAGAAGCATCACTTTGCAACAGCCATATCGAATTGTTATTAGGTGAAGTATTGACAAGATTTCCGCTTGAATCTTTCATTTGAAATGTATGACCTGAGTTTAGTGATATAACTCCTGTAGTTGCATTTACACTACAAGGTTTATTTAACTCAACCGTTCCATCAGGCATAATAACGCTGCACTTTTTATTTGTTCCAGTAAAAGTACTTAAATCTTGTACGTTATCAACAGTTATCTGCGTACTTGTTGCTGTTTTTACACGACCACTTCTTCTTTGTCCGTGTTTTACGGGATCATTTACATTAATGACAGAGCCAGGTCTTACAATCGCTCCAGCATCTATTGATGTCGTAAAACTGACTACCTCTGTTTCTTGCTCTTCACTAAGGAGAACAGCTTTACCCAATCTTCTTGCTTGCCCACGGGAAGTACAGGCAAATGCTTTTATGTCCTTTCTAACAATTCCAAATTTATTCTGTCTATCTATATCTTCCTGTAATGTATTTGAACCACTAACGTCATCACCGACAACCTCGTAATCTATCTCTCTGCTATCCATATTAAAGTAAGCAACAGATATTATTGAGTGTCTTTGTTTTGCACTACTTCCTGAGTAGCTAAATCCACCTTCGCCTACATTTGCCAAGCTAAACAAATAACTTGCATCAGTTGGACGATCTTGTGTAATTGTGACAGAACCCTCAGACCATATAGGAAAACATCTCATTACACCAGCCAATTCATTAATTAATTTAAAAGCTTCAGAAGGGCTTTGAATATTAACATTGCAACTAAATCTTGGTTCTAAGCCTCCACGTTGATCATCTACTAATTCATTAGCGTATTTACTGGCAGCTATGAAACTAAATAGATCTAAATTTTCGTATCTTTTGACATCAGTAGATTGATCAGGAGAAATCTGTTCTCCGAAACCATACCTTTTAGTTGTTAAAAGATCTAATAAAATTAAAGCTGGACAAGAACACCATTGAGCAGCACCCATTGTTCCATTAAATATATAACCGCTTGGATACTCAACCCTACCTGTCTGTATATTGACTGTAGGAGTACCAGAATTATTAGCTCCTGCTCCTGGAATCCTTACCTTTATACCACGAATCCTAAATACTCTTTTAGGTATGGAACTAAACTGTTCAGAGTCTAATCTTAACTGTGTATAAGCACTGTTTAAATAATCCTGTTTATCATCTACTACCTCAGTTAAACTTGTAACAACAAACTCATCTTTCAGATCGTCAGTGTCGCTTGTCTTTGTAACTCTTACTACTCTTATGTCAATTGGAAATGCAATATTAGCATCAATCTTTGCTCTATCAAAAGTGATTCTATATTGTATTTGATAAGCATCAGCAGATCTGCCAGTAACCGTATCTTCAATCTCATCTAAATAACCAGCACCATTATATTGAATCTGTATTTTTAAAGTTACACTTGAACCGAGTAAGTCTCCTTTATCCGTAGCTTTTTGTAGCTGTGGAAATGTAATTGTTACTTTTGCTGCATCAATAGCAGTATTTGTTATCTGACGAGTAACAGCATTATTATTTCCATCTGTAGCTGTACCAGCAGGATTAGTAGGAACTTGTCCAACTGCTATTACGTTTTGAGCACCAGGACTGTTATCCTCAATACCTGCTATATGACTTTGATTACCTGTACCAAAACGTGTGTCAAGTTTTACATTTTGAAAGTTAAATTTAGACGCTTCAGGATTTGCATTGTTGGCACTTGCATCCAAAATAGGTGTATCGTTTAAAAATATATCTTTTAAGGATGCATTATTATACGCTTCTGTATTTTTAGTTAATCCAGCTTTTGAAGGAGTAGCAAAACCTTCTATTTCTCCTTCAGAGATAAGATCCTGTATAGTTGCAAACTGTCTACTATTTAAAGTGTCGGGATCTTTTGTAGGTTTTGGAGGACGGGGAGGGCTACCTGCACCCCTGATAATTCTGGTAATCATGTTTGTACTTGATTAGTATCTACACCTGCTGAAATTACAACCGATCCAGTGAATATTTCTCCATAAACGATTGGGTGACTAGTTCCTGCTCGGCTGGTATTTTGCAGTCCAGAAAAGTTAAACGATACACGAGGATCTTCCTCATCATTTAAGTCAGGCAATGGAAATAGCATTTCACTTACACCTAATAAAGTTAGAGCAATTCCAAGGTTTCCTGCTTGTGCAGCTAATGTTCCACCAAAAAATCCAAAACCTTGAGTAGTGTTTAAAGCGAATCCAGTTCCACCTGAAAGAATACCAACTCCTATTAAAGCTGCTCCTAAAATTACTTTTCGTACACTTCCACCAGCACCAGTAATAACAGGAACAATACTTATGTCAGACTGTCCTATAGGATTTTGTATATCTTCTTCACCTATCTCATAATCATCTAGTAATACCTGATAGTAACGATCTGCCATGTGTGCTTCTAATTTTGGAAAGTTACTAACTAAAAACCTCATGGCATCAGCAGTAGAAGTAATTACTGCATCTAATTCTTTATGTCCAACAAACTCTGCCAGTTCTCCATAAAG